TTATGAATACAATGGAAAATGCTTTTATGAGAGCATTTGGAAAAAAAGGTGGATTCAAAATAACATGGAGAGATGATAAATTAGCATCTGGTTATGCGTTTTCTATGGAAGGTGTAAACAGAAGCGATTTATCTACAGAGCTTATGGTAATTTTTACTGTAACGAAATGGACTCCATCTATATTTAGAATGATCATAACTATAAAATCAGTAGACATGCATACTAGTAATGATGTTATAAATAAAGAGTATAAGTTTGCTGATTATGATCCAGCGGCTTTTGCTAAAATCACAGCACAAATGTTAGGATGGTAAAATGAAGAATTATTTCTTTTTTCATGTGTTTAGAAAAACGCTAATACAATTTTTAGATGCCTTTAATGACATCAAGATTGCTAGGTATACTCCAGACGGAAAATCAATTGAGAAATATGTTGAAGTTCCTATAAAGCTATCAGTCAAGGAGAAGGTTTACTACTGGTTAAACACCAGAAAAGATGACATAACTCTACCTATGATAACTGCATGGGTATCTTCTATTGACTGGGCTTCCGAAAGACAGGTAAACGATAAATTTGAAATATGCAAAGGAGCCAATACAGAAACAGGAGAGTTCCTAAAATATCTACATCCAATTCCATATAATCTAACTGTTACCATGAATATATGGACTTTACATATGGTAGATATTGATCAGATCATGGAGCAGATATTACCTTTTTTTGCTCCTCATATTTTCATAAGAGTAGGACTAGAAGAAGTAGGTATTGAATTCGATGTTAAAGTAATTTTCAGAAGTGCTACTCCAGAAGTAAGTCACGAAATGCCAGATGAAGAGTATAGAGTAATTAACTATACTCTGGATTTTGAAGTACAAACATGGTTCTTTAAACCACTACAATCAACCAAGCTTATCCAGAAGATTTTTGCTAGTATGTTTACCGATCCAGATGCTTTCTGTCAGTACGTTGGTGATACGGATTCCACGTTCACATCAGGAGCTTCGGGAGGAACCATCATAGATCTCAGAGGTAAGATAGAAGACGGAGATTTGATTGTTAAATACAATCTCTTTGAACCATGACAGAGCGCAGAACCTCTCTAGGTAGAGAGGAATAAGGAGGAGTAAAATGAAAAATATAGATAAATATTTGGGTGAAGCCACTCCGCTAGGCTGGAAAAAAGGACTAGATGCTGTAGCTGGTAAAGGACTAAAACGGTTACAATATCTTTTAGATGAAAAAGTATGGAAGTATGAATTTATAAAACCTCTATTAAATGAAGCTATGAGAGATAAAAAGATACATAAATTATCAGAAGATTTGTATAAAAGATTATACGAAATAGCTAAAGAATTAGATGAGATTAATCTACCGTAGGAGGAGTAAAATGGATTTAATAGATAAATATTTGGGTGAAGCAATGACCAAAGACCAATATAAAGAAATGCTTATGAATACCCAAGAAGTAGCTCAAAAAGCAGAAAAAGACTATAAAAGATTTGTATCTCTAATGAAGAAGAAAAATATAATGGATTATGCTACAGAGATACAAAGACTAGTAAAGGGATTCCAAGCAATTACATATGGAACCATTTTTGACTATCCATTGCGGCAAGGTGGATTTGGTGACTATTTAGCAAGTGTGTCATCAGCTTCAATGGCGGCTAAAGAAATAAAGGACATGCAGACAAGAATAGCAAATTTTGAGAAATGGAGAAAAACCAGTCCTACTCAAAGAAAAATGTTCTAAGGAGTAATAAATGACTATAAGTTGCGGTCAATCACCTATAAACAGCATTGACAAAGCTACACCTACGAATTTTCAGTTGATATTCCCGAAACTGCCAACGGAGAGTAGTATTACTGCTAACAATCCTTTTATTATGAATATCTTCTCCGCTGTAATTCCAAGTGTGTCTTTATCAGAAGAAGAGCTACGCTGGCAGAGCCATAAGACAAAGCATGTGTTAGAGCCTATGGAATTTGATACATGGCTGGTGAGTTATGTTGTGGATGCAAATATAAAGAACTGGCAATTGCTTTTCAAATGGATGAGCTACGTCAATGATAATCAAGTAAAACATGAAGAGCATAGAGACTATGCTGTAGATGCAAGCCTAGTGGTATTCTCCAACTATAGAGTACCAGTAGTAGAACTTCAATTTGTAGACATCTGGCCCTCCACTTTGGGAGAACTTTCTTTCAGCACAAGGGAGGGAGATGTGTATTTAGAAAGTACCGTCAATTTCACCTATGATTACTTCATAGTAAAGACACCCACAAACGTATAAAACCTTATTTTTTCTTCAAAAAAGTAAAAAAAATATAAATAGTATTAGAGAAGTTACTTCTTTTCTTATAAGTAATATAGGATAGAAGTATATCCAATTATTAAGAGAAGCTATCGGTAACAGGAGGAAAAGATTATGGCTAGTACAATGAAAGAGTTTTTAGAGAACGCTTTGAATGAAGACACAACTGAAAATATAAACGAAGCTGTTACTGTAGGAAGTTTAAAAAATTTAAAAGATTTAAAAGATAATCTTCCTGTAATTGTACAATATAAAAACAAAGAATATGAAGTTAATAGTATTAGAGTTGGAGATATTGGAAAATCAGGAATGGGATTAATCTTAACTATAAAGTAAAAAGCTATCGGTTTACCGATATGAATAGGAGGAAGAGATTATGGCACAATATTTATCACCTTTAGTAGACGTTAATGAAATAGATCTTACGACTACTATTCCTGCCGTTGCAACATCCATAGGTGTGAGTGTGTTAAGGAATACTTGGAAGGGGCCAGAGTTAAAAAGGCAACTAGTCAATAACATGGACGAATTGACAGAAATTTTCGGAACACCAGAAGATGATTCATACGAAGATATTATGAGTGCCGCTGGTTTTCTACAGTTTGGAAGGAATCTATATTGTACAAGAGTTATGGCTCCTAGTGCTACCTTTGCTGGAGCTTATGGAACTCTTGCATCTGGAGGTCAACCGTTTACTCAGTATACTCAATATAACGCCTTTCAACTATCAGACTTTGCTGGAGAAGATCCAGATGAGTTTAATGAGGAGGATCTACCGTTTAATGCTGGTAGACCAGAAGCAGGATCACAAATGTCCTTTATTGCTAATTCAAGAGGATCATGGGGAAACTATGTAAAAGTAGCTCTGATGGGAAGAGACACATATAATGAAATCAGAAAAGGAACTGATACAGCTACTTTAGGTCTTTCCGCTGAACTTTACGATGACGTGAATGATAAAGTTGACTTGGCTTTTGACGATGATAAAGAATTTCTAGTTATAGTCAAAGCCGCTGAACAAGAAGACATTAACAAGAAAATAATTCCATATGAAGTAGTAGAAGCATTTCTGGTTAGTACAGATCCTAAAGCCAAGGATGACGAAGGTGGAGCACAATGGGTTGAAACAGTTATCAATGATCAATCAAGGTACATTAGAGTTACTACCGATAGTGCCGCTGGATTTAACAACCAGAGTATGAAAAACAAATACATGGCTGATTACATTACTTTAGGTGGAGGAGTGGATGATCAAGGAGATTCTATTCAAGATGGAGATATCATTGAAGCGTATGAGCTTTATTCTGATTCAGAAAGAATAGATGTTAATCTTTTTATCGACTCTAACAAATCCACTACAGTAAAGGATGCTATCCTGTCTATTTGTGAAGGAAGAAAAGACGCTATGGGAGTTATGGATGTACCTAAAGGTCTGGTAGTAAATAACAGAGGTAACGAAGCTACAGATCTAAGAGATTGGCGAATTGGAGAATTGAGTTCACCTGGAACTTCCGATGGTGGATGGAATGTTAACTCTAGTTATGTTGCTCTGTATGGAAACTGGTTGAATGTATTTGACAAGTGGAATAACAAGCATAGATGGATTCCTGCCGCTGGACATGCGGCTGGTATCTTTGCCAATACAGACGATGTAGCGGAAGCTTGGTTTGCTCCTGCTGGATTGAACAGAGCTATTCTACAAAACGTAAGAAAGCTTGCTTGGAATCCTGTCCTTGGGGAAAGAGATATTCTTTACAAAAACGGCATCAACCCAATTGTCAGCTTTCCAGGTCAAGGCAAAGTAATTTGGGGTCAGAAAGATATGCTGGATAAGACTTCTGCATTTAACAGAATTAATGTTAGAAGACTTTTCATCATTCTAGCAAAAGCAATTGCTACTTCATTGAAGTACTTCTTATTTGAACCCAATGATACTTTTACAAGGCTACAGATCATAAATCTTATTGATCCGTTCCTAAGAGATATTGTGGCAAGAAGAGGTATTTTTGACTACCTTATTGTTTGTGATGAGCGAAACAATACTCCAGAAAGAATTGATAGAAATGAGTTATGGTGTGATATCTACATTAAGCCTACAAGAACGGCTGAATTTATCGTCCTTAACCTGATTGCTACCAAGACTGGAGCAAGCTTTACGGAGCTTGTAGCCGCTCAAGCACCTTAATGGTACAATGGGAGGGAGTAATCCCTCCCTTTTACTGGAAGAATAAAAGGAGGAACTATGAAAGAAACAGAATTTAATGCATTAGTAAACTACACATCCCCTGCTTCTGCTCTAGCCGCAACTGTAGCAGGAGATAAATTTCTGTTAAGCGAAACACAAATTTTCCAAGATGGTACTATGCCATCTCCAAGAACAGGAAAATTAAAAAATAGTCAACAGCAAGTAACAGCTTTGAGACATAAGATACATTACTATGTGAGAGATGATAGCTCTATAGGTTATCATCCAGTATATGATATCCTTGAGTCTGATATTTTAACTCAGGAATCAAAAACTGCCACACGAAGAGGAAAAAACAGAGCCGCAACCAGAGATGACGATGACGGTAGAGATATCATATCTGATCCTGATTGGGCTTAATAACTACACTAAGGAGAATGAAAAATGCCAGATGTAAGAAATTTTAACATAGAAGGATTTAAAGCTGGATTCGGAGATGGTGCAAAGAGTTCTCTGTTTTACTATCAACCATCTTGGCCTACAGCTTTACAAGCTCCGTTAACAGAACAGCAAACTTTGTTTCTAGTAAAAACTGCTCAGATGCCATCTACAGCTATGGACGAAGTAGTTATTAACTGGCAGGGATTTGACTGGAAGTTTGGTGGTAAACATACCTATACGGATGTCACCATTACTTTCAATGTTGATCTTGAAGCCAAAGTTCGTGACCTGTTTGAAAGATGGAGTAATTTAATTCATAATCCGATAACTAACTTCTACACTACACATGACGTGCATATGAAGGATCAGATCCTACAAATGTTAGGGTATGAAGGACAGGTTATTCTTGAGTTTACTTTACATGATGCTTGGCCCAAAGAAGTTGGTCAGATTTCGGTAGATTACTCTTCTACAGAAGTCGCTACATTTGATGTAACTTTTACTTACAGTTATCACGAAGTAAAGAGATCAGAGACAGGTGGACGTGGAACACCATACATACCAGCTTTATAATATAAATACAATGTGAATTAAGGAGGTAATATGTCAGAAGAACAAAGACCTAAGTTTTATGATTATGTAAATGTTTATGAGTTTACAACTGAATTACCAGGAAACAAACAGGAAGTAAAATTTAAACCAGTAAATACTGGAGAATTAAAAAAACTTTTAACCTACGAGAACGAAACAAATCTAATAATTCAAGAACAAGCACTAGATGATCTCATTTCATCTAGTGTTTTGTCAGAGGACTTTAATATTGATGATCTTTACTTAGAAGACAGATTCTTTCTTCTAGTAGAATTAAGAAAGAAGTCAAAAGGTGAGGTTCTTGAATTCTCTCTAACTTGTCCTAAATGCAAATCACAAACATTAAACCGAGTTGATCTTAATAAACTTCCTGTGAAGCCTTTAGATCCAAATGCTAATACAGTTGTAGATCTAGGAAGCGGAATCAAAGTACACTTGAGAAGATTAAAAAGGAAACATCAGAAATCAGAAGTTAAACCATCTATGATCCACGAACATTTGTCTCCTACTCAGAAACAAGCAGAATTACAAATTCTGTATAACGCTTGTGCTATAGAAAAAATAGAGACAGAAGGTGGTATAGATGAAAATCTAAAGATTACTGATAAGAAATATCTTCTGGAAAACATTCCTACAGGAGAATATGAGAAGATCCGAAATAAAGTTGATGAACTATCCTTTGGAGTAGATCTATCATATAAGATAAACTGTAGGAAATGTGGATTTGAGTGGGAAACTGCAATTCCAATTCAAGACAATTTTTTTTCGTAATTAAACTGTGGGCTACCAGCTTGCAAAATATAATAGAAGAACAGTATATACTTGCAAGAAAGCTGAATATAAGTCCAGATGTAAGTAATTTGATACCAGAATTTGAGCGGTCAATTTACATACGCTTGTTAATAAAAGAATTGGAAGAAGAAGAAAAAGCAATAAAAAAATCAAGTAAGAAGAAAGGTTAATTATGCCAGCACCAGCAGAAGCAAAAACACAAGAACAGATCAATAAGAATATAGTTAGAATAACTAAGCTTCTTGAGATGCATGGTGCTAATCCAGCCCAAGTAAAAGCTGAAAAAAAGGAAAAAGAAGATCTTATAAAGAAAGAAAAGCTTTTACAAGAAAAATGGGTAGATGTTATTGATGAACAGAAAGACCAACTAGCAAAACAAAAACAAGGTGTCACTACAATGACTACTTTTATTGGTCTTGAAGCAAAAAAATATTTTGCCGAAACCAGTAAAACTCAAATAACTTGGGGAGGATTGGCTAAGTCCATTGGATCAGGTATAAAAAATTGGTTTGATGCCGCTGTTAAACAAAATACAATGTTAGGTAGAACATTGAGACTGGGTGCATCTTTATGGAAAGGAGTCAATGACCATATTATAGGTACTGTCAAAAACGTGTTCAGTAAAATCGGTAGTCAAATGAGAGAAGTGCTTGGGGAGTTAGCAGAAGTTTTCGACTTCGTTAAAGGTATATTCATGGGTATATTTAACTTCATTAAGGATTCTTTATTCGGATTCTTCAAACAAGTACCTCCAGCCGATAGGAAGAGAAATAAACTACTACAAAAAATAGTTGACTTCATGCGAAGAGCAGAGAAGAGAGACATGCTTGAATTTGCTATTCCAGATGAAAAATTCCAAGGATTGCTTCTTCCATTAGCCATGCTTGCGGCAGCTCTAGTTGGTGGAGCTATAGGATATTTTCTTAAACCTTTTCAAGCAATATGGAAAATGTTTAAAATTGGAACAATTTTAACAGCAGTAAAAAACTTCTTATATAACTTTAAATGGTTTGGTAAAATCATGGCAAAGTTCCAAGGAGTAGGAGGATTAACAGATAAAATCTTAGAGTGGACTGGAAAATTTATGAAGTGGTTTCCAAGACTTTCAAAATATCTAGGTATGCTTTTTAAAGCGGTACGATGGGGAATGAAATGGATAGGATGGCCCATTACTATTATTATGGGAGTAATTGACTTCATTAAAGGATTCAATGCTACAGAAGGAACTATTGCAGAAAAAATTATGGGTGGACTCAAAGCCGCTGTTATGGGTTTTTTTGAATTACCAATTAAACTTATAGGATGGATAGTAGAAAAGATACTTGGTTTATTTGGAGTAAAAGTAGATGGAGTAGCAGAAAAGATTATAGCTGTATTTGAATGGATTGTAGAAGCTGGTTTCGGATGGCTAAAACCAATAGTGGGATTCATTGAGGGATTCATAGAAGGTGGGCCGATGGGAGCAATCAAAGGATTCTTTGATGGAATAAAATCCATGTTCAAGCATCTGATAAGCATTTTTCCTGAACCAGTACAGCAAATGATCATAGGATTTTTTGAAACTTTAGGAGAATGGTTTGGAATACTAGTAGATAAATTCAAGGGTCTTTTATCTTGGTTTGGTATAGAATTTGGAGAACAAGAACCAGTTAGCAAAGCAGGAACAGTAGCTCCAGGAGACTTCATGCAAATGACGGATTTGGAAGCAAAAAAGATAAAAGCACAGCAAGACGCAAATTCACAAGCGGTTGTGGATGCTGTAGAGAAACAAACCAGAGAACAAAAAGAACACCAAGAAAAACTATCTAGAGAGCAAGGAGATAATATTGCAGTAGCTATGGCTGGTGCTGGACAAGGATATGCTCCATCAAAAACAACCGATGAAAAAGAAATACCAGATGGAATAGCTGAAATATACAGCATGATAGGAAACAGCAATGCAAGCTGGTAAGGAGAAACAATGCCAAAAAGTAACAATACGGATATATCTAGTCATACATCAGCAATAAAAAGAATTCCAAGTAGAAAACATCCTTGGGCTAGAAATGTAGAATCTGAAAATAATAAATTCGTATGGATACACATAAATGCTAGACCTATTCTAGACCAATTATCAAAGGGAATCGGAAGAATAAAAGTAAAGACTGGAGCACCAGAGGTGCAATATGCTTTCTTAGCTCCATTAGCTATAACGGAACAAGCAGTACATAACTGGTCTGAATATGAATCTATCGGAAGTAGATTAGCTCAGAAGATAAGAACTGCCGCAAAAATCGGAGCAGAATTTAGAGGACTTGTACAGTCATTTGAAGATAAAGCTAATGCAGAAGATAACGTAAAATCTCTATTAAAAAACAATGCCGCAAATAAAGCTTTGGATCTAAAGAAAGCTGTACAAGGGGTTTACAATAAACTTTCTCCACATAGCATACCTAGAGTAAAGGTAGACACACCGCTGTATTACGAAAGTTCAAACAGAAGAGCTTTTACATTTGAAGTAATGCTGGTAGCTGAAAAAAATCCAAGATTCGATGTAGTGGAACCAGTCAAAGATTTAATGAAATATTCTTCTCCTGCATTACTGGGGGGAGGTATAGATATTGACTTTCCTTACATGTTTGAAGTATATACAAGACCGAAAGAATTTATACGTTATTCTACGTTAGCGTTAACAGCCGTACAGCCTACATACAACGCTCCATACATCAATGGCTATCCTTCATACTGTCAACTTCAACTTACATTTCTGGATATGTCACCACTCTACAGAAGTGCCATTGAAAGTGGATCTGTAATAAATGTTATTGGTAGGGGAAGAGGACAAACTGGAACTGGACAAGGAACAGAAGATAAGGATCAACCAGTTATAGACGTATGGAGTCCTAACCGTCCATTGACATTAGATCAGCAAGCGGATTTTTATGGAGACAAACCACTTGATCCATTAGCTTCTGAATTAAGGCAGATGCTTGGAGACAAAGCCGCATCTCCAAATGATTTTACAAGGGGAGGAGCTTAATAAACAATAACTCCCATTCCCATTGAGTCCTGCCGTAGATTCCCGATACTAAAGCGTTCAGAGAGATCGAAAAATTCTACAGGCTCTTCTTCCTCTTGAATGAAGCATGTAGCGTTATTGATAACCGCTCTAAGAATGTCAGTAACATCTCCGTCTAAAACCACACCAGCCGTTTCTTTACCGTACATACCTCTGCCAGAGTACGATTCTCTAAGCTCTGCTTCAATGCCCTCATCTTCTAAAACTTGAACCAAAACTTCTGCTAATTCTAAATCCATTTTTCATCCTTTCGTAAAACGGTAGCCAGCCGAAAATAAAGTATGTTGCGGTATCTCAACTCTTGACCAACTCTCATTCCAACTAAATTTCCAGCCGCTACCACGTCAAAAAAATCGGGAATGAGTTCGATTTAATAACCTGATCGTACTATAGAAAAAATCTTTTGTCAAGTGTTATTTTTGGCATGGTTTTTGCATACGGTTAAAATTATTTTGAAAAAAAAATCTTGACATTCTTTCTTATATAAGATAGAATGATTATAGAAACTGAGAAAAGGAGAAGACATGAGATTCTTAACTGGGGAACAAATCAAAGCGAATATCGAACATGACAAACTGTTAAAGGCGAAAAAAATTTGTTGCGCTTGTGGGGTGTCTTTCCGCAAAGTCAAGCGTAGCAAGCGTTTAGATGATGTTTGCGAAGAATGTGAAAAAGCTTTCGATTAGAAAGGAGATACGTCATGCATTTTTGTTTCTTAGCAATGTTAATCGGTACAATTGGTGATCTACCAAAGGATCAGCGGAACATTAACAAGTGGACTTCAATTCACTTTTCAAATGCCGCTAAAAACCAATGGACGAAAATTGGTGTTCCTGAAACTCAAGATCTTTTAACCAGATTTTATATGGGTGAAGAGGAGAAATAAGATGTCAGAAAATCATTGGTTCTATTGTGGTAAGAGGACATCAAACGGAATTATTTATCATGGTCAAAAGGGTGTCCAGAGAGTTTGCTTTGAAGTGTGTGAGCGTAGATGCAAGCAGGGCTTGACTCCAGACGAATGTGATATTTACATGGAAGAGCTTGAAGCGGTAACGGCTCCTGCATAAAAAAAATAAAAAAAGTGCTTGACATTCTATCTTATATAAGGTAGACTTAGATATAACCTGAAAAAAGAAAGGAATCACAAATGGGAATGTACACAACGATTAACGGCAACGAAATTAAATACTCTGGACTTCTGGCGAAAGCTGGATCTCCCATTTCCAAACCTCAAATGGGTATCATTACTTTCCAGAGGGATCAGGTGTACTCCCTTGCTGTCAATCTGGCAGACGAAATTTCTAAAGCACAAGTACGTGCTTCCGAACCTTATACCATTATAGAAGTCCGTAGTGCTTGTGATAAACTCATGGCTATCTTGGAGTGGATAGATAGCGAAGACAATAATCAGGAGCTTAATTTCGCATAGGAGAAAATTATGGATTTTCAAATCGGTCAAGAAGTACAGTTAAATGGTGAGACTTACAAGATCGCTGGAACCATCAAACGGTCTTGGCTTCTGGAGAAGGACGGTAAGAAGTATAAAGCCACTTCCAATATGATGAAAAAAATCCAAGAGCAGAATAAGCTTGGTATCGGTCTTGGTAAACGCAAACGGCAAAAGAGATCTTCTACCTATTATATGGAGAGGAGATTGGCGTATAGGCGTATATTTAATAAGGATGCCAAAATGCCAGAAACGGAAAAAGAGTTAATGGATGCTCTTGGTGTCCTTTGCGGTGAGCTTTCTCCAGAGAACCTTTCCTGTGACGGTGAGCTTTCCAGAACCGCTATCAATGCGAAGCTTAGAGAAATCAGAGGAGAGTGGAGAGAGATTGAAAATAAATTAGGACGGAAGGTTTCAGAAGAAGAAGCCGAAAACCATTGGATGTCCGAATGGAGAAAAAATCATGGATGATAATTTTGAAGAAGAATTTGAGGATGAAGAAGAAGAGGAAAGAGATCTTTCGGAGTGTCCTGTTTGTGGATTCGTAAATGTCTCTTTGGAAAAAGAACTCAATAACGGAAGGTGCTTTAACTGCGATTCACCTTTAGAATAGAAAGGAAAAATCATGGGCTGGACGTATCACCAGAAACCCAATAACGTAACGGAATGGCTCAAAGAAACATTGACGTGGGAAACAGACAAGAAGAAAAACACTTGTCTTAAAACCGCTATCAAATTCAAAGAAGCATATGCCGCTGTAGAATCAATTGACAAAGAGACTGGTGAGCGGTATGTATGGGCGGCTTGCTTCATGCTTAACTACACAAGAGATGCCTACTACAACTTTGGCTATAAAGATATGGATGAGTCAATGGGGCCAAACATTTCTAATTGTCCTGCTTCAATTCTGGATCTCTTGACTCCTGTAGAAGATCATCCCATTTCAGAAGAGTCAAAGAAATGGGCTAACGAATGGAGAGAACGCTGTAGGAAAAATCTCAATGCTCCTAAAATCAAATTCGGTCAGAAGATATTATTTCACCATCCTAACGGTTTGTATGGTGCTCCTGATAATTGCAGGGTATTTGAGAAAGTCCGTCATGGACGTAGACGGAATGTTTTCAGATCCTCTACAGGATACCTTATCCGTTTATCCAAAAGCACTTTAACTGGTTATGGTTATGACGTATTAGATGATAAACATTATGAAGTAGAAGCAAATGGATATCAGACCAATAACGAAAAACTTGAGCATCCTTTTTTCTAGGAGGAAAAATGAAAGTAGAATTTATGAAAGACGAAAAAGGAACAAAGTTACTGGCAATTTACTTATCGCAATTAACCAGAGAAGGAGTTGCCTATCAGGTGGACAATAAGACTTCTTCTTTTGAGGTAACAATTACAGGTCATTAATGAACAGACTTAAAAATAATAAGGGCTTTACTTTAATAGAACTGATAGCGGTTTTGATCATCCTGTCTGTTATGTTTGCTATTATTGTTCCGAAGTTTATAAGCTTTGATAAAAATGCAGAAGAGATTCAGCAAAATTTTAAAGACAAAGCTATTGAACGTAGAGATGTCTTCAAACAATATGGTGGAGATGAACCTTTAATTTCAAATGATCCTTTAATAGACGGAGAAGAGGAGTAATTATGTATTTTGAAAGTTGTGATACTACGAATCCTGAAACAGCAAGAGTTATCTCACATAACTTTGAAGTAGAAGGTCAACGGTTAAGATCCGAAAGAGAAGTATTGGTTGATACTCACAAAGCCATTGCAAGACAAGATACCAATAAGATCTTGGGTATTGTGGGAATTAACTGGGAACCAGTCCAGCCACAAGTGCTTTATGACATGGCTGGTGAACTTCTTGAAGCTACTGGTGGATCTATTAACGGTGTATTGAGTCTCCATGAAGGATCAGTAATTGGAATTTCCTTCAAGCTTGCGGAACGTGAGTTTGTAGAGAATGATAAAATAGACTTAGGCTTTATCATGCTTACCGCTTTCAATGGTATGTACGGTCTATCAGGAAGTGCTCAATCCTATCGACATGCCACAAACAGCATGGCTAATACCAGTAGCAAGGTCTTCAATTTGAAGCATACGAAGTTTGTAGGAAATCGAATTGAAGTAGTCAAAGACATGCTGAAATACTACAATCAAGAAATCACTTCTTTTGATGCCTTAATGAATCGACTGGTAACAAAACCCATGAGAAAAGAGGATGCCGTTGAATGGTTTCGGAGTCTCTTCCCATTACCGAATAGTGTAAGATCAGAACGGATACTTGATAAATCTGTAGAGACTTTTGTGGGATTGCTGAATGATCAAAGAACCAATCAAGTTCCAGGTGTCTACGGAACATCTTACGGTGTGTGGTGTGCTCTGACTGAATACGTTAATCACCATAGGATCTTGAGAATCCATAACGGCAGAGATTCAGAAGAAGTAAGATTCCAGACAGTCAACTTTGGAACTGGAAATGCCTTGATTCAAAAAGGTTTGGGTATATTGAGTAAAGACTTTGTGTTTAGCGAAGAAGAATTTATGATTGACTAGGAGGTAAAAAATGAATAGACATAGATTAGTAACAAAAGTAGAAGCAGAAGCAATTTGGGATATTGTCAATGAATGGTGGGATAATAACGATTTGAGTATCTTCAATGATACCAAAGGCGTTGCCAGAAGAGCGGTTGCGGAGTTTTGCGCTAACCAAGAAGGATTGACAATGTACAAACACAAAGCCAAGACGGAAGAAGAAATTCAAAAAGAAGAAGAAGAAGAGCGGAAGAAAGCGGAATGTCACATGGCAAAGTGGAGTGAAGTATCAGATAAGTTACAGTCCAGAGTAACAGAAGCCGTAGAAAAAAACGGTCAAAAATGCCATGTGTTTTATAGTGCATATAAAATGGATGAAGAAGATCTTCCCATTGATAACCTTGACGAAATTGCAATAGAAGGAAATGTGAAGTTTGTTGAAGGTGGAGATACCTTTTTCGGAAACGGCAAAGGCTATGAAAGTGATGTATTCTACAATCCTACATGGCTGGACGTTGCAGTTGTAGCCAATGAGATGATCATTGCTACAGGAGATTTTCATCATATCTTCTTAGAAGGTCTTCTTAGAACTCCTAAAGAAGAAGGAACAAAAACTGTTCGCTTTAGCATGGGGTCATAATGAGACACGTTCATAGACAATCTCACTTGCATATGCTTAAACGGCAAATGGTAATTTGTCCATTACATGATGACTGTAGAATAAATGATAATAACCATCCATGTCATCATGGAGTGGAGCACATAAAAGACGATGGTTGTAGATGCAATGGAAGTGAGGAATGTCCAGCTTGCATAATGACTCAAGAGTTAGTTGAAGAAGAAACTTTTACAGAGAAGGAATTTGAGTTATGATAGCTACACACCAATTAATACTGGAAGATTATAACACGGTATGTGTTTTAGGAAATGGGAATTACTTTTCTTGGTTATTGGAATTTGAATTTGGTGAATGGGAACTATCGACTATCTTTGGTAGGAGACAGGGAACATTCAAAACAATCGGAGAAGCATTAAGAAAGGTAGGATATAAAAATGCCTAGATGGATAGACCGTTGGCACGTTAGTAGTCATACAAATGCAGACAAAGAGTATGTAGTCTCAAGAGCCGATGACGGAGAGACTTGGGGCTGTTCATGTCCAGCATGGAAGTTCCAGAGACATAGAATCAGAGATGGTATCTGTAAGCACATTAGAGAAGTCCAGATGTCAATTGAACACATGACTCCAGCGGAAGTACTTGACTCACAAGCAGACAGATATCCAGATCATATTAGACGTGACGCTTTTTTTACAGAGGAAGAGTTTGCGCTATGATAATGTTAAAGGAAAATCCAGAAATAATCTTGAGCTATAATCCAAGGAAGCAATTAGGAAGATATTGGAAATTTTCCATGCTCTATAACAATGATAAAAGAATGACATATTTTTCCTTGACATTTTGTGGATTATCTGTTACGGTAGAGAAAAGGAAAAAATATAAGGAGAACGATTATCAAAAAAATAGGAATCATAGGAACCAGACGTAGGAATACACGCTCTGACTTCATGGAAGTATTTGAAGCTTTCATGTCGGTATATGAGGACGGAGACTGGATTGTATCAGGTGGATGTAAAAAAGGTGGAGATGCTTTTGCAGAGAAGATAGCTAGAGACTTTGGTATTCCTATTCTCACAAGACATGCCAGATGGAACCACAAATGGAAAAATGGAAAGTTTATCCGTTTGCAGTACACAAATAAAAATGCTGGAAAAATAAGAAATATTCCAGTAGCAGAAGATTCGGATATCATCATTGCTTGTGTTGCTCCTGATAGGACTGGAGGAACGGAGCACACAATTAGTCATTTCAAAAAACTAGGTAAGGGAGGAGCTTTGATATTAGTATGAAAATTACAGTCAAAGATGCGGATAGAGATGTAGTCAAATGTGATAACTGTGAATGGGAAGGTCAGATCCAAGATGCAGACTGGATGCAGGAGTCAGAATTCGGCTGGTGTCCAGATTGTGGAAGTGAAGATGCCTTTACCAGAACGGAAGTCCATTATGAAGACATGTGGGAATATGACGGATGGAAAGCAAAAGCAATTGTCTATTCTCTCATGGCAGTAATGGCTATCTTTGGAATCATACCTTGGCTATGGGGAGTCATTGATATCTTGCGGAGAATATTTTAATGTACGCAATAGGATATTGGGCTAACACAAAACGCTGGACACAAACTCATATCAATAAAAACGGATCTCCAGTTTGTGGTAGTCAAATAGGAGAAGATCTAAGTTTTCAATGGTGCTCTTACGGAGTAGAAAGATATTCATACATAGAATGTGACCATTGTAAGAAAATTCAAAAAAAGCTGGTTAAAAATAGAAGGGTATAGTATGCTATTTTTAAGCGAAAAAACTTGGTTTACGGCAGATGAGCACTACTACCATAAAAATATCTGCAAAGATGACTTCTTTAAGTCTGGTCATAAGCGTCCTTGGAAAAATGAAGCAGAGATGCGGAAGAACATGATCAATAGACATAACTCCGTAGTCAAACCTGATGACTGGGTTATTCATGGTGGAGACTTTGCCTTTACTTCTAACCTAATGGTAGATCGTCTTAGACCTATTCTAGACAAACTCAATGGAAACCATATCTTGGTTCTTGGAAACCATGACGATATAAAACCTTTCAAATATGTAAATATCGGGTTTACAATTGTCGCTACTTCGTTTATAATGGAATTAGATAAATGGAAAGTTGTAGTCAACCATGACCCAAGTGTAAGATGTGTAGTGCCAAGAAATCACATTTTCCTTTGCGGTCATATCCATGACTTGTTTAAATCAATTCCAGAGAAGCTAACAGTTAATATAGGAGTAGATGTACATGACTACTATCCGATTAACTTTGATACAATTATGAAAGAATTAGAAGTAGAATTAACTAACAGAGTTTTGGATGGTGAGGAGATTCACTAATGGGTGGCAAAGAAGACTGTAACGTATGCATGTTTTCAATAGTATGGTATGATGAGGAAGCATGGGAAGATATTCCAGGAATCGTAAAAGGTAAGAAGGAATCTCCGAGGGTTGAATACCGTTTATTGAGAAATGGATTTGTTTCTACTCCTACTGGGATGACGGTCTTCTGTAAATTAGATAAGACTTTTCATCCTCCTAGTGATTGGTGTAAAGCATGGAGAGATATAAAATTAAAAAAGCAATAACAATATTTTTATTGATATTATTGATGGGGTGTGCTCATAAATCACAACCTCTATCTAAAGAAGTTATATTAAAATTCAAAAGTGATATTCCTGTAAAAGTTACAATTACCAAAAGCTGTGAAGGTAATTGGAATTTCTGTGACGTTGATAATTATAATTTTAAAAAGTGGGAATGAAGGAGGATTTATGGATTTAATTAAAGATGTGTACAAGATTTCGATTGACTTGCTATATTTACCTACTCCGATGAGACAACATGCAAAACTCAATGATGAGAAAATAAAAACCCTTGCAGATAAAATGAAAGAGAATGGTAAAGTAAATTTCTATTCATCAGAGCCACAAGAAGTAGCGGAGAAGAAAAACGAACTCTTCATAGTTCTTAGAGAACTGACAGCCAGCGCAATTAACTACTGCTACTGGTATGGCAATAGTCTTATCAGACCTAACATGGCAAGCTCCAGCAAAATGTATGAACTGGTAGATGCCGCTTTAAACGCTGAAATGATAAAGAAGCCTATAGATCCAGACTTAGGTACGGTCAGCAATAAATACTATGAACGTCTTTACAAAACTTGTATTGACTACCTCATTGAATTACTTTCCATTGAAAGGTTTCCGCTTCTGGAAGAAAGAAAAAGACATCTTCTGGAACTGACTGAAAATGGCAAAGGTGTAGCCTTTGCGAATTATGTTGTTTTACATAAAGACAAACATGGAATAGAAGTGTTTGAGGAGCTTGTGAAGAACTTCCCTGGTTTTGCTTCTGACACTTTCTTGAAACGTGCTTCTCTTTTCATCATTCAGTTAAACCGTCAATTGGGCTGGTTTGGTAATCTGGTAGATGAGCTATTCGTGCCAGCGGATTATCAAGTTCCGAAAATGCTACAGCACTTTGGAGCTATCGAATATAGCAATGACTTGGGTTTCAAGATCCAAGAAGGTAAACTGATTGAGAAGGGATCTCTCATGGAAGTACAGCTAAGAGCCGCTACAGTCATGGCTTGCAAGGAGATAATGAAGCTTACTGGATGGAACATTTCAGAAGTAGATACTTGGTTATGGACGAAGAGAAAAGAACCGAAGTCAAGATTTCACTTGACATATACTACGGATTATTGATAGAGTGGTTTGTATAATCACTAATAACTAAAAAAGGAGATTTATTATGGTTAGCGAAAAAAAGATTGACAGACTTACAAAGGAATCTGAATTGAATTTCTACTTTGAGCAAGCCTTGAAAGACAAACATACCAGAGTAGAATTCATTCGGAAACGGAACAGGCAAAAAGTTGGAGTAATGATCGCTTGCAAAGATCCGATGGATACCAATAAGGTGATTGTCGGATTTTCTTTATGTCATTGGCTGGATGACTTTGACAAGATCAATTTGGGGTTTGTCTCCAAAAAAGATTTTGGCAAGTTCATTGCTCATCGTAGAGCCGTGAAATACAGAGATCATGCATTTTGCGTTGTCTACTCCGATAAGCTTAATGGAGAAAAGGAAATAGGAACAGTTTATATTCCTCAAACAGTTCACGAATCCCTTGTAAAATTCGTGGATGGTTGTTATAAATACTACAAGGATAAAACTTTTCCTGACTGGGTAGAAAACTATTTTCCAAAGGAGAAGTAAATGAAAGACATTCACAGACCACCAGCGTTACCAAAGAAGAAGAAACAAACCGTTTCTTTAAAGGTTGTGGATTTTTCCGTATGGAATGGAATTAAATTCGGAATTGGATTTATAATCGGAACCACTATAGGGAGTTTGATCTTAGCCATGATATTAGGTGGATTAGCTTTCCTTCTTGGTTTAGGTGCTTATCGTATATAGAGGGGAGAGGATATTATGAAGTACGGAAGACATAAACATAAGGTGAACTACGGACTTGAGGAGCTTCAAAAAACTAGAGATCTTACAGATGATCCAGTAGAAAAACTTCAAGCACAAAAGGATATTGATGCTTACTTTTTTGGAAACAGACAAAAGAGAAAATCCAAAAAGGAAAGAAGAAGAGAAAGAAAAAAGAAACGTCAGCAAATGATGGAGGAGAGTTATGAGTAATTTTCTATGGGAATGTATGGTTATAGCTATCAAGGGTACTATTGGAATGTTAAGTATCATGGCTATAATTATTATAGCTTTGGGTATATTTTTAGGAGCTATAGAATTTTTTAAAGTTCTATTTTCCCCTCCGTCAAAACCAAAAACAGAGCCAAGCCCCG